CCACCCTCGCCCGCCGGTCCCCTCTCGGGGCCGGCGGGCGGGGCTGGCGGGCGCCCCATCAGCTGGTTCAAGGCTTCCATGCTGGGGACGCCCTCGGAGAAGGCTTCGCTAAGGTCGAGGCTATCGCCCATCCGGTTGATCAACTGGCGGGCCAGCCACTCCGGGTTAATCCCCGGGATGCGCTGCAGGAGGGGCACCAGCTGGGTCAGCATCTGCACGTCCTGCTGCCGGTCGGGCGGGCCGTTGGCGCCCACGTCCACTTCCAGCCAGACGTTCTCGGCGACGGTCTGCTTGTCCAACATCGGCCACACCGCGCCGGGGCCGACGATCTTGGTGACGGTCTCCTGGCTGACGTTGAGGACGAGGATCTGGCTCGCGGCCTGGGCCATCTCGGTCATCACGTCGTTGATGTCGTCGATCGTCGAAGTCAGGTCGGTGTTCTGAGAGAACTGAGCGACCGAAACCTCGGTTGCCGTGGCGTTCGAGGTAGTGCCTTGATCGGCTTGGTCGGACCCCAGGACCCGAAGGACATCCTCAAAAACCGGACCCGTATCGTAAACCGCCGCATCGATCGGCGGCATATGGATGACCTGCAATACGTCGTCGATTTTCTGCCCCGGGGCCAAGGCATTGAGCTCCAGTAGCGCGTTGGCCGGGTGGGTGCGGAGCTTTTCAAGATCGGGCTCCTCCAGGAGACCCGCCGCCACCGCGGTCTTCGGGCGGTTGGCGCGGCGGTGTTCCCTAAGACCCTGGCGCGCCCGGTTGAGCTCAAGCTGCATGTCGCGCACCAGGTCGATGTCCGACTGCGGGAAGAGGGTCTTCTCGTCGTAGCCCTCGTTGAGAACGATACTGAACCACGGCCAGAACCGGGTGGTCTGGGTCTCCGGCGGCCCCGGTTCCTGCAGGAAGTCCGGATAGCCGTCGCAGACGACGTACACGCTGCCGTCCTTGCGGTTGTAGATCTCCCAGACGCAAGCCAGGCTCGGCGCCACCAGACCGTCGCTGTCGCCGCTGCCGGCGTAGTAGTGCTGCTCGCCCGAGGGCTCAAAACCGGTGGTCTGACCGTTCTCGTTGTAGGCGGTATAAGAGGTGCCGACATCGACCATGTAGATCTCTTCGATCTCGTCTTCGGTCAGCAAATACTCTTGCGCCACCCAGTCGGCACCGAGAAAGCCTTTCAAGGTGCGGCAGCGCGGGTCGGGGATAATCGCGGTACTGTCGGGATAATCGAACGTGAGACCTTCCCGCACGATCAGCTGGCCCTCTTGGGCCAGGCTCTGGATCGCAATTTTCAGGCTCTCGGCGTCGGCGCTATCGGGTTGGATCTCGTCATCCGAGAGATCGCCGGCCAGGCGCTCGATGTTGGCCAACCGCTCCGACATATCGGCGATCCGGTGCTCGACTTCGGGCGCCATCTGCATCGCCCGCTGAAACCCTAGTTTGACGTAACCGACCCCGGTGATGATGCTCCTGCGGATCGACATCTTCATCGACTGCTTGAAGGAGTGGTTTTGCTCCTGGATGTTGTAATCGTAGAGCAGTTCTAAAGTACGCCCGACCTTGGCGGTGATCTGGTCGAACTGCTTGACGGTGGCGGCGTCCTGCAAGATCGCCATCGAGTTGGGGTCGGGCGGCATGCCGGACTGCGCCGCCATCTGCATCGATTGCTGCGCCTGCAGGAGCTGCTGTTCGGAGCCGTCCCACACCGTGGCGATGAGCTTGGGCTTGGACTTCGCCTGCATCGTCGGGTTGTTCGGGTAGAGCTCGGCAGTACGCTGCAGGACGTGCCGGATGCAAATGTTCGCGACGTAGCGGTCGTCGCGCTTTTCGGATTTGGCGATCTCGGGCCACTGCCTCCCCTCGACAAACTCCATGTTCTCGCGCATCCGCTTGAAGGGCATGCGCCAGTGCCGCTTGGCGCGCTTGACCCGGTCCTGCCAGCGGTTGACGAGCTTGCGCCGCGGCTCGTCCGGGGTCGGGCGGTCGCGGTTGACGAAGGATTGGTCCTGCGTGACCAGCTGGGTCGGGTCCGGTCCCATACCGGGTGGTCCCGGGGCCATTGGTCCCGGTGGTCCCATCATGGGAGGGGTCCCGAGATCGCTCACCTAATGGGTGCCCCAAAAACACCCCAGCCCAAGAGCCCGATCAAGATGAAAAAGATCAAACTGAAAGGCCCATAAGGCTGCAGTACCGTTTGATTGCGCCAGTACCAGCCGCCACTAAAGACGATCGAGATCACGAAGAAGATCCAGAACCAGATACCTGCCGTCATTACCAACCTCCCGAGGCAAAACCCAGTTTCACGCTGCGCTCGGCCTGCTCGCGCTGCATTTTGAGCCAGGCATAGGTGTTTTCGAGCGGCAGGTCGGCGGTCGGCTCTTTGCGGTCGCTGGCCCCGACCTGAAGGGTCAGGCCGAGGCCGATGTAGGCCAAGGTGTCGACGAAATCGTCGTGCGCGTCGTAAGGGAACTTCAGCATCTGGTCCCGCGCCGCAGGCCACCAGGGCGCCCTTTCGGGAAACCGCACCCGGTTCATGCTTAATCTTCCCTGGATCGACTGCGCCCGGGTTTGTTTATCCGCGATCGGCTGCATCTCGATGAGAGAGCAAAACGTGTGCGTTTCAAGCATACGTTTGCGCAGGAACGGCCCGATCGACTTACTGATATGACCGCGCTCGGCCCACCAAAATAAGGGCCTGTGGGCCTTCATCATGCGTAACATACTCTCGACCGTCTGCTCGGCGTTCATCTGCCGCCACACCAGGTCCGGCAGGACCCAGATCAGGTCATCCTTGTCGATCCCGACCACCATCAGGCAGGTCTTGTCCGACCCTTGCTTTAAGGCGACCGCGTGGTCGGAAGCGGCGTAACACCGCAACGAAGAGGGCAGATCGTTGGGCCGGTATGTATGGAGCCAGTCCACCGAGAAGAACGTCCCGCCAGCCGGGCTTGGCCGCCCTTGGTATAAGGCCGAAAATCCCCGCACGTCGCGGCGCTGCAGGGCTTGGAGATAGGTCTTGCCAAATCGTCCGGGCCACAGGGGCTCCCCCACCTGGCGGCGCAGCGGGTCCTTGCCGTCGTCGAAGGCCAAGGCGGGCAGGTCGATGATGCGCCACTCCGCGGCCTCCTCCGGGTCGTAGTACGAGTTATGGGGGTCGGTTAATCGGCCGATAAGATCGTCCTGGTGCCAGCGGGTCTGGATCAGCATGATCCGGCCGGTCTCGTCCATCAGCCGCGAGGCGATAACCTGGGTGAACCAGGTCCAAAGGGTGTCGCGGATAGTCGGACTGTCCGCTTCCATGCGGTCTTTGATCGGGTCGTCGATCACCAGGAGGTCGCCGCCGCGGCCGGTGGTGGTCCCACCGCGACCGACAAAGGCTAAAATGCCGCCCTCGGTGGTCTCCAGGCGATCGCTGGCTTTACTGTCGGTCTTCAGGGTGGTCCCGGGGAAGACTTGGGCGTAAGGCGGCATCAACATGATATCGCGCACGGCGCGACCGATGTCCTGGCTAAATTTCTCGTTGTAAGTGCCGAAAATGACCGATTTATCGGGGTTTTTGCCCGAAAACCAGGCGGTGAACATCTTGCTGGCGAGCTGAGTTTTGCCGTGCCGAGGCGGCAGATTGATGATCAAACGCCTGATCCGGCCCGCTTCCAGCTCTTCCAAGGCGGCGCACATGACTTCGTGGAACCGCTGGACCTCGTACCGGCTGAAATCGGGGTCATCCGGGTAGCGTGGTGAGGGCATCATCAGTTTAGTGAAGGCGAGCATCGAGGTCTCGGCCTCGGTGACCGCGATCAGGCGTTTGAGGACCCCCTCATACCGGGCGAGATCAGGCGACATAGCCTACGTCATCGTGAAAGACGCCGTTGTGGCGGTCTTTTGCGGGACGATCGAGGTGACCGTCGCGGTGGCCGCGCCGGCCGCCAGGGTGTTCGCCGGGAACGTCGTCGTATAGGTCCCGGGGTTCCCCGCGGTGACAGGTGCGTCGCGGGTCGCAACCACCGCGCCGGCCTGGGTCAGGCTGACCGAGACCGCCGGGGGCAAGATCAGGACCGAGGGGTCGACATCGATGGTCCCAGAGATCGTCAAGGTCGCGCTGTGCGACTGGCCTGCCGGGTTCGCCACCGTCATCGTCGCGCCGGTGCCGCTGTGGTAGTCGCGGAACGACTGCTTCAAGCACCTGAAGACCGCCATCGTCGGGTGCGGTGGCGGGGACGACACCGTCAACGGTGCCGGTTGGTCCTGGGACGCCGCCATCAGTGCTTCCCCCTAGCGATGGTTTCGCCGCGAGTGCGGTTCCTCGGCCTTGGGCTCTTCCTTGGGCGGCGGCGCCGGCGAGCCGTACGCCTCAGCCTTGGGCTCGACCTGCGACTGCGGCGGCGGGCTGCTTTGCATTTCGATCCCGGGGGCGGCCGACCCTGCGACGCCAGCTTCTGGCGCGATCATCACCTGGTTCGACGGCGGCGCCACAGTGGTGCCGGCAGCGTTGGTGGCCGAGACCGTGCAAATCGCGGTTTTTCCGACATCGGCAGGAACAGAAGTGTAGTTCGCGGTGCCGTCGCCGGTGTCCGTCCCGTCGAGCCGCCACTGGTAAGCGTAAGTATCGGGGGCGCCGTCCCAGTTGCCCATCGTGCAGTTGAGGACGGCACCCGCCTGGGTCACCGCCGGGACATCACGGTTGACCGGCGGGGCCAGGGGGGCGGCCTCGGCGGTAGCGAACACCGCCATGTTGCCGACCATGCCGGCCTCTTCCATCGCGCCGACCCAGAGCTTGGGGGCGCCGGCGCCGACCTCGATATAGAGTTCGCCGGCAGCGAGAGAGCGTTCGGCCGGGGGTTTGAACCCGATCCGGTAGGTGCCTTGCAGGCTCACGGTTTGGAGATCGACAGCCATTATTTACCTCCTGTTTTGCACGGCTCGCCGCACTTCTGGATCAGATCGTTAATCTGGGTATCTTTCTCGGCGAGGCGCCGGTTGACATCGGCGATGTATTGCTCGGTGGCAACCGCCATTTGCTGCAACGCCAGCGCCAGACCCCGCATCGCCGGGGGCTCCCGGGGCGGCTCCTGCGCCAAGGCGGAAGTGGAAAACAGTAAAAACGGCAAAACCCATTTGAGGTCACCACATCGGGATATAACGCAGCGTGCCGTTGTCATTAAAAGGCACCCATTTGGTCGGATTACCTGCTTTCGGGGAGTTGCTCAGGGTCCCAGCATTTGGCCCGGCCCCGTTGAGCAACGCCCCGATCGCCGCGCCCAGCACGTTCGAGGTGGTGGTGATGACGCCGTTCATCACGATGTTGGTGCCGTAGAGGTTCAGGGCGGCAGTCGAGGCATTGCCGAGGTTCTGGGTGGTCCAGGCCGGGTCGCCGCCGAGACTGAACGTGGCGCCGTTGCCCAGCATCGCGACCCGGCTGTTGATGATAAACCCGCCTTGATCCGGCACGCTGATCGCCGCTCCCGCCCCGCCCAGCAAGCTAATCTTGGTAGCGCCGGCAACCGACGACAGTATTTCCAGCCCGCCGCTCTCGCTGCCTCCCAGACCGATTTTGCCGGCAACTCCGGTCGACCCCAGAAAGTTAAAGACAACATCCTGCGAGTGAACGCTGGTGCCGGTTCTCTCCTTGGTCCCAATATCAGCAAAGGTCCAAGTCGAGCCGCCGGTGGACGACAGGAAGTCCGTCCACTTCGCGACAGAGCCGTTGTTGACACCGTCGATCGGCTGCAAAATCACCGCGTGCGCGTAAGCCGGCTGCGCCTTCGAGCCACCGGCAAACTGCAACCCAAGGATCGTGGTCGACGGCGATGAGACGTTGAAATCCAGCTCGTTGTTCAACGACTTGCCGGTGCCGGCGCTGACTGCACCGGTCAGCGTGTCGGAAAGCAGGGTGTTCAGGCCCCAAACTTTGGCGCCGGTGCCGCGCGCCACGCCGGCGCCAAACAGAACCACCGAGGCTGGGAACCCGCCGGTCGCGGTGACCGCGTCGCTGACGACATATCCGGCGACCCCGTTGACCAGGTTGATCGTCGTCGCGGCCGGGGCGAACGCGATACCGCGCAGCCCGTCATAGGCTTTGCCTCCCGACCCCGGTGGGATCAGAAACGCGCCATCGAGGATCTGTCCGGCGGTAAATGCTGTGGTATTCCGGCCAGTAAGCGGCGAGCCATCAACACCGATCGTCGTCGGCATGTCGTTAGTGATAAAGGCCGGGCCGTGTTTGAGCGCGTTGCCGTAGACCGAGTTCCACGAGGTCAACTCGTTCATCACGCTGCTAGGCGGGCCGCTGACCGGGTTCGGCACTTGCTGCGCCTGGGCCGCAACGGAGAGCAAAACGCCAAAGAAGAAAGCGAGGTGTTTCACTGCTGCACCCACATCGCCCCGGTAAACATCAAGTCGACCCAGCTGTAGTTAAAGCTGAGGACCAGGCTCGTTTGGCCCTCGATCGCCGGTCCGCCACCGGTGATCGTGACCGGGTAGGTGCTCGCGTTGCCGTAGCAATCCTTGAGCGTGATCTCCTGACTGGCAACCGGCGAAGGTGGCAGCGTGATGGTGATCGGCGCGTTCGTATTGTTCTCGACCCTGGCAAAACCGCTGTAACCGGCAGGCAACGCCGTGGTGTGGTTGACGACGATCATCGGCTGGACGTAGCCGCTGGCGCCGGTGGTCCATTTGACCCCGTCCCAGACCCAGCTGAGCCCGGTAGGACCGGTGTAGACCTGGCCGTTAGTTGGCGAGTTGGGGAAGTCCAGCGCCATCACCGCTGCACCCAGTTCAGCACGCACTTGAACTGGCCGCGGATCTGACTGTTGTTCGCCAGGTTCGCGTCGGTGACATAACCCAGCCCGGCCGCGGCGGTCTGGCGCAAGTTGATGATCGCGCTGCCGTTGACTTGCTCGAACAACGGCGTGCCCGTCAAACCAACCGCATTGTCCACGACCGCAACACTTACGCCGGTGCCGCTGGGATAGGAATTGCAGGCATTCGGAAACCCGCCAACCGCAACCCCGCCAGAGCCGCCGCCCTTAGTCGACAACACCATCGTCATGTCGCTTTCGATCCAGGGCCAGTGCCTGCGCGCCACTGCCTGCTGCGCCACATAAACCGTGCCGGCGCTGGGGGCGCCGCCGATATACAGCGTCGGCGCCCAGCCGATCCGAATGTCGTTGAACGGTGAGTCCCAGGCCAGCGTCGTACCTGGTGCAACCAGCGTAGCCCCCAGTGCGACGTTAAAGTTCTGCGGGTACACATCGCTATTGGGCAACATGCCGCCGATGTGCTTGCGGCCCGCGCCCTGGTAGATCGCGATGTTGCTGGGCATCGCCGAGCAGTTAGTGCAGGAGCTATACAAACCCGACAGCATGGCTTCAGCCGCACCCTGCAGACTGACGGTCATGTAGGTGCCGTTAACCTCGACCGGCTCGCGGATGTCCACCCCGACAACCGCATTGACGCCACCGCTTGCCTTGTCCACCAAGGCAATGGCGTTGCCGCCGGCCTCGCCGCCGATCCAAGAACTCAGCCGCGCGCTGTCGTCCCAGTACATGCAAACACGGTGCGGCGCGTGCGCCATGTGGTTGTCGCACGAGAAATTATGAAATATCGCCCAGATACTGTTGACGCCCAGATAGACGCCCTTCTTCCAGCCAAAGACAAAAATATCGCTGAAGTTCATCTGGTCGCTGTTGGTGACGCTGATGAACGTCTCCATCGCCGCCAGGTTCGGGTCGACAAAGAGGCTACCGCCGGTGCCGCTAAACGTGCCATTGCCAAATGTCAGGGACACACCCGCACCAGAAGCCGTCGTCGGCTTCGACAGCCAGATCCCCGGCTTCTGCGCGTCCAATGCCCGTACCGTCGTGCCACCGGCAATGCCGGCGGCGGTCACCGTCTGCCCCATCCAGATGCCGTTCATGTCGGCCAGGGCGATCTGCACAAACGTCTCGCCCAGGTTCCACGTCCCCGGCTTGGTCACCCCGGCAAAAGTGCTGCCCTGCAAATCGACGTGCGTGCCGTCAATTACCGTGACCGGCCAATCGCCGTTGGCGCCCTGCATGCCGGCAACATTGCGAACTCCCGCCGTATTGCCGGTGACCACGCCCGTCGCGTTGTTCAGCGTCAGCCTGATGGCGCCCGAACCGTTGTTTGCAACACCCGTCACCTGCTTAAAATCACCGGCATACCCGTTTGGGTCATTGCCCGGGTAATACGCCCAACCATGCACGTCGGTGATGTGACCAACGTCGTGAATGTCGTTGAAGTAGAGGCCATTCTTGCAGTGCAGCCGAATGTGCCGGATATACGGGCGCTGAAAATTGTTGGTACTGACGCAGGTGTTGAACCCGATAATGAAAGCATCCTCGATCTGCGTGTCGTCGCTGGCGTTGACGATCGCCGTGCCCGAGAACGCCGTGGTCTGAGCCAGCGTGTCCTGGATCGAAGTCGGGTAAGTCAACCCGCGTTTAAAAATCGCCAGTGAGCGCACCATCCCGTGGTTCTGGATCGTCTTTGCCGCGTCCAGCCGGATCGCCGGCTGGGTGATGTCGAGACCCACCATGCCGGGTGAGCCGGCGCCGTAGCGGATGCCGTCAAACCCCTGCATCCTGGGCGGGCTGGCCATCTCCAGAGAGCACCCGGCCGGGATGGTCAGGTCGACTCCGATCACCGCGTATTGCCTCGGCGGCAGGATTACCTTGCCACCCTTGGCTGCCTTACAATCCTGCAGGCTGGCGTTGATCGCCGCCGCCGCGTCGGTCGTTCCGTCGGTCGGCGCGTCGTGGTCCTTGACCGGATCGTAAGTGCCGATCCCGAGGTTAATCCGAGCCTCCGGCAGCTTGGCGTTGCTCCCGTCTTGGTACATATCGGCGCAAGCCGGCCAAGCCAGCAAGCACACGAGGACTAATGTAAGAAATCGCACTAAAACCCCCAGAAAGCGCGCTGGTTATTAGTGACGAACACCCGCTCGGCCGCCGTCAGGACGTAGTTGTCCCAGCGTAAACCCTCGACCCAATCCATTGCCGTGCTCTGGCCTATCGCCGGGTAGTCAGCCACCGCCGACGCTACCAGCGAGCCGTTCGTCTGGGTGCCGTCCACCGTAAGGCTGCTCGACGCGCCGTTCTGCACCCCCACCGCGCTGTGCCACGCACCTTCCGCAGGCGGCGGCGAGGCATATATCGGCCCGCCCTTGAACAGCATCATCCCGGTACCGGTGTCCGAGAAATACATGCCGCCGCCGCCGCCCAGCGTAAACACGGCCGGTATACCGCCGCTGCCCGTGCGCTTCGCCACACCGGCAAACGTCATCGTCCCGGTGGCCGGCGTCACCAAAACCGGAAACGTCGCCATGCTATCGTTCACGCCGTCAAACCGGGCACAGGGCAAGCCGTTCTGACAGCTCGCGACGTAAAGCGGCTGGTTCGCCACCGTCGCCTGCTGAAGGTGCCGGGCATTGCCGCTCTGGTCGTATACCGTGTCGAGAGCGCACGTTGTGCTGGCGCAAAACGCCGCCGCCTGCGCCATGTCGATCGGCGCGCCGGTGAACCCGGTGAAGCCGAGGAAATTGATGTCCTGGGTGGCGTTGTCGCTGGCTCGCCGGAGCTTTATGCCGGGACCGGCGTAACTGCTCTTCAGCTTGCGGAAACTATACGCCTCGCTCGGCGCGAAACTATCCAACGGCAGTGGGAACCAATACTCCCGCTGGTTCTGCGCCAGCGCCGTCCGCTCGGCCAGGGTCAGCGTGTAGTTATCCCAGGCCGCCGCCTCGACCCAATCGTAGGCCGTCCCGGCCGCGCTGCCCATGATCGGGCTGCCCGCCGTCCCCGCCAACGTCACCGTACCGTTGACCGCAGCACCCCCGTCCATCTGGAAGACGCTCGATGCGCCAGCAATCGTCCCCACACCGGCATGCCACGCGTTATCCGCACCGGGCGCCTGGATGAACGTGCTCGCGCTGAACAGCATCAGCCCGCCATTGGCGGCCGTGAAGAAACTCAGATTGCCGCCACCGGCAGGCTGCAATAGGGTCACGCCACCCGTGCCCGCACTGCGCTTCCCGACACCGGAGATCGACATGACACCCGTCGCGGGCGTCACCGTGGCACCCGTCCCCGGCATCCAATCGGTGGCGTCCAACCGCATGCACGGTCGCCCGTTGCCGCAGTCCGCCACATACAGAGGCTGATCCGGCAGGCTCGTCTGCACTAGGTGCCGACTGCCGCCACTCTGGTCGTAAACCGTGTTGAGGTAGCACGTCGTCGCGGCGCAATGCGTTGCAGCCACCGACGTGTCGAGGTCGCCGCTCGATGTCGTCGGGATGTCGAGCAGCGCGTTGTCCGATGCCCGGCGCAGTTTCACCAGCGGACCGCCATAGGCCGGGCGCACCTTGCGGAAACTGTATGCCTCGATCAGGCTGGTCGCCATCGTGTCGACCACCGTGGCCGACTTAATGCGATGACCGCTGCCGGCGTCGATCGGGCCTGTCTTGAGGCGAGCTTGGGCTGGAAAAGCCAGCAAAAGCGCCAGAAAAAGGGCCGGGAGAAGCCTCATATACCGGCGCCCGGGGTGAGATAGACGGTGGCCGCGGTGCCGGCGCTGATCCCGGCGATATAGCCCTTGCCGCAGCCCAGGATTTCGACCGTGCCCGCCGCGATCGGCATCGAAGTGGTTGTCGCTGCCACCACAGTAACGTCGCCGCAGGCGAGAAATACCGGCACAGCACCCGAGTTAAAAACCCGGATCGCAGTGTTATAGCCATCAGTCGCCACCGCAACACGCGCGGTGGCCCCCGTCACCGATAGGGTCACGGTGTTGCCGGATGCTTGGAAAGGACTTTGGGCGAAGGCCGAAGTCGCAGCCAGTAGTAGCCCCAGGACTAGGCTGAGAAGTTTCATCATTTCCAGTAAATCCATCCGGGGGCTTCAAAGCGCAGCTCGATGGCGGCGCCAGGACCGTAGGCCGAGGCAGGAGCGGTCGGGATGGCGCCGCCGGCATTGTCCTGCAGGGTTAACACGGTGACCGGGTGGGCAAAGGAGACCACCCAAGGCGTGCCCAGCGTCACCACCGGCAGACGCAGGGTCAGGCTCGCCAAAATGGCAGGGTTGTTGACGTAAACCGGGCGCGTGTCGGTCAGCGTGACGGTGGCGCCGGAGGCAGGCGCGATGACATTGGCCTGGACCGGCGGGGCCGGGGCCGCGACCGCGGCGGGTGCCGGCTGGTTGGTCGCCGGGACCCACTGGCTGGAGCTGGGATCGCTATAATAAACAAAGAGCTGGCCCGAGACCGTGTCCCACCAAAGGTCGCCGGGCGAGGCCGGGGAGTTCGGGTGATCGGCCACCACTACGCGGGCCGGACCGCCGGGGCCGCCGGGCAGGCCCTCGACGATTTGGGCCGCCCGGTTGGCCCACCAGCGCGAGCTCCAGTGGTCGCCGGTGATGCCCATGACGGCGAGGATGTTGGGCGGTATGGTGTCCGGCATGTGCTCCGCCCACTCGGCGGATACCTCGGCCCAATCCATCGCCAGGGCGTTCGGGTCGGCGCCCGGGACCCCGTGGGTATCACTGCTGGGGCCGAGAACGCCGGCGGGGGCGGTGGAAGCCGCAGAAACGCTGGGGGCAGGGAGCTTCAGGGTGGCGAGATAGTCGAGGATTTCGGCCAGGGTGCGGTCGATCCGGTCGACTTCGCCATCGAGGCGATCGCCGGGGGGAGGCGCGGCCGGGTTGGCCACCGCGTGATCGGTAAACGAGTACCCGCGGCGCGGTTTTAGGGCGACAACGGCCATTTGTCTTCCCGTGTAGGGCGAGGCACCTATACACGGCGCAGGACAAAAGACAAAGGATGCTGTATATGGGGGGCGACACACAGGCCCCGAGGTGCTTAACGCTTCGCCTGCCGTGCCCCTGACAAGGCGCGGCGGGTCCATAAAGGAGCAGCGAAAGCGCCGATCTCGCAGACAAAGCGAGGTTTGCCGCCCAAAAAGGGGAAGTTCACACACCCCGGCCGAGAAAACCCGGCGAAGTCTCAAGAAGAAACCTGTGCGCGACCGCGGCGCTATACCGGCGGGGCGGGGGGGTCTTATTTGTTGTTATTTGGTTACAAAGATAAAAACAGCGCGACTTGGTATATGGTTACAAAGATAATCTCGCACGAACTTGGTACGAAAGTCAGTCATGGGGTCGAGGCGCGCGGCCGGGCACCCCCGGAGGGGGGCGGAAGCCCCCGGGGCTGCCGGTCCCGGGACCGGTAGTGACACAGCGGGTTCCTTGAAGAGGAAGCGGCTTAGGTAGGCGGATCAGTGGGTTAGGTGACGAGACCGAGATCAAAGAGTGTGCGAAGGCGGTCAAGCTCGGTGGTTAGCTGGTCTCGTGACAGTGACGAAAGGGGAGAAGTGGCCCCTGCGATAGGCGCGCTCTGGTGCCGACCGATGAGCCCCTCGATTTCGGCAAGTGTTCGAGCGGCGTTCACTTTTGCGGCTGCGGGCGTATCCGGTTGATTTAAAAGACTTCTTAGCTGGTCTGCGACCTGAAAACTGTTAGTCGTGCTGTTGTCCCGGTCAACCACCGGACCTACAAATTGTCCTGGTCCCGCTCTGGTCCTCGCTGGTCCTGCACTGGTCCGGGCTGGTCCAGGTTTCGGCTTTAGCCTGGTCCTAGGCATTTTCGTACCATGGCGCAGTGTTTTGCCGTTTGCCTGGTGTTGCTGCCAGGTCGATCGCCTGGCGCTGAACCTGCGCCCAACGCAACGGCGCCGTGTCCCGCTTGTCCCAAGCCTGAACCAACGCCAGCCTAATCGGCGCGCGCTTGCTGGTCGGCAAACCGTTAAGGTTCCGCCATAGCGGCAGACTGATCAAATCGAACGGCAAAAGCCCGGCATGCTCTAGCTGTCTCAGCGAACGGCGTTCAGCGCGACCAGCCGCGCCGGACAAGGGAGACCAGCAACCAAGGTGCATGGGGCAGTGTTCCTCGCCGCGCACCGCAAAACGGCGACAACGCCGGCATTTGCGCTGGTCCGCCCATGGTATTTGATGCCGCAACAGCGCCGCGATGCTGTTGGGTGATCCCTGCCAACCACCAGTCGGCATCGTTTGTCCTGCAACCCTCTTGTTTTTGTAGTGCGCGTAAGGCACTTGTCCTGCGTGGCGCTTGCCACGACACGACACCACCAGCCTACACCACACCGAAACGAGAGGTAAATACAGTGGCTTACCCATCCCACGTTGCACGTTCGGCGTTGCGCCGCGCGTTGCGAGAGCATCCCCAAGCCGAGACCATTTTACAGGGGCGGCTAGTCAACACCTTGACCCAAGGCGAGTTGATTAACGGCTTGAAAACGCTAGGATTAGATCACGTTGCGATCGCCGCGGCGGCATTAAACGCGCCGGCACCGCATCAGCTTGTCGAGTTGCCCTGCGACAACCTGCCGCAGGCCGAAAGCGAGACCGCGATCGCCGCGGTTGTCGAGCCCGACGCGATCGAAACCGAGCTTCAGGGGATCAGATCCCTGATCGGTTCGGGCGGTTTCGCCGCGCTGGACGACAAATTGCGGTCCTTGGTGATCGAAGCCCGCAAGCCGCCCGTTGAGGTTCGGGTCCGCGTCGAGGTTCCCGTCGATATCGTCCCGGGCGCGCCGGTGCACGCCGCGATCCCGACCGGGCGCACCGAGACTTGGCGCGCCTTGTTTGGCGTGAAAGGCGTTCTCGGCAAACGCGAACCCGCGATTTGGGACGGCTCGCACCCCAACACGCCACGGGTCAACGATCGCTATATCTGGCCACATCCCCAGACCGAGACCGCCCTCGCGCAAATCGCCCGTGGGCGCAACATCATGCTGTTTGGTCCCGCCGGGACCGGTAAGACGGAGTGGGCGCAACAGTTGGCCGCAAAGACCGGGAGACCGTTCGCGCTGATCTCCTGCGATGCCGGAACCGACGGCGCAACCCTCGTGGGGATGACGGTTCCCGATGCCGCCGGGGGCGTCACATGGCAAGACGGTCAACTCACGCGGGCGATCCGGACGCCAGGATGCGTTGTCTGCATCGACGAGCCGAGCGTTGCGCGGGCCGGCGCGCTGTTTGTTTTGCAAAACGTTTTGGCGAACAGGGTTTTGTTTGTGAGCGAGACCGGCATGCGCGTGCCTGTGGCCTCGGGAGTTGTGTTTGTCGCGACCGATAATACCAACGGCACCGGCGGCGGTTCGCGGCGCGGGTATACCGACACAAACAGGTTAAACGCGGCGTTCTTGGACCGGTTCGGCGTGCGCGTGAGTATCGACTACCTGCCCGCGAAGGACGAGGCACAAGCAATCGTGTCGTATACCGGTTGCACGGTTGAGCTCGCCGAGTTGCTGGTAAACGCCGCGGCCGTCACCCGGCAGGCGGCCGATGCGCAAACGCTACAGCATGGGATAGGTCTGCGCCGGTTGTTATCGTGGGCTGAGCTCCTGCAGGACGGGATTGACCCCGAGAGCGCGTTTTGTTCGGCGGTGTTGAACTGTGCCGCGGAACAGGACCGCGAGGCACTGCGCGAACAGTGCCTCTTGACCTACGATCGGGACACCGTTGCCCGGGCGTTAAACCCGAGCTCGCCGATGGTCCCTAATCCCGCGATGGTCAACCCGACACCGCAGGGGCGCGCTGCGGCGTCTGATTTCTCTGTTTACGGAGCACGTTGAGCCATGCCGCGTTACATCGAAATCGTCTCGGCAGTGACCGAGACCACCGAAAAGATATTGGCCCTGCGGGCCGGGGCGCGCCAAACGGCGCGCACCGTAAACGTCACCACCGACGGCGGTAAGACCGCAAGTGTCAACTGGTCTCAGGACCGCTCGCAAGTGGTCCTGAACATGCCGAGCTTGCCGCCGGACGCCATGCTGACCCGCGCCGAGGCGGATCGTTTGGTCGCGTTTGTGGGACACGAGTGCTGCCATGTACTGCACTCGGATCGCGATGCTTGGGAGCGGGCCTGTCAGGCCGGCGCGAGGGTCCGGGATTGGACTAACGCTCTTGAAGATGTCCGCATCGAACGCGCCGAGATTAAGGCCGGCGCGTTTCCCGCCTTGCAAGGTTTGTTGGCAAGCATGGCCAACCACCTGCATTACGAGGCGGTAGTGGAAGCCCGGGCGCATGGGGTTGTGATCGGAAGTGACATAGCGCAGGCACCCTATGCCGCGTGTATTTTGGGACGGCTGGCCAACGGCTATGCCATCCCGGCCGCGGCAGGTTTGGCCGGCGGCATGTCTCCGCAGGTCCGCCAGCTGTTGGACGTGGCACTAAGCGAGCTCCGCCAGTGCCGATCGACCGACGCCGTGCGCGTTCTCGCCGAGCGGCTGGTCGCGATGGAACAGGGCATGCGCCCGCAACAGCCCGACCAGCCGCAGGGCGACCAGCCGCAGGGCGACCAGCCGCAGAGCGAAGGCCAGGACGGCTCCGAGGGGCAGGGCGAAGGCCAGGACGGCTCCGAGGGGCAGGGCGAAGGCCAGGACGGCTCCGAG